AGCATCTAAATAGTCGTTTGCATTTTGCAAACCTTGTTTAAAATCTCTAAAACTCATGGATTATTGTTCCCACCGGCACGTACATCAGGACTTGCTGTTTTGGCTCTTGGATTACAGTGACTATCTCCTGGACATTTGCTATCTGGATTAGCAGGATCTCTTATCAATATCACAGGAATTGCCATAGCTCTAACACTGCCCACTGTGTCAGTGGCTATCAGACTACCGCCTTTATCAGTGTTAGGATCACCATCGATACTAATACGTCTACTGTTTACCCTTACATCAGGACAAACAGTTATCGTTGTTGCTCCGCAATCTCTAAAATCAAATTCTCTGTGTACCCATCTTGCCATGCAAGTATTTATTAGAGTTTAAGACCCTCAAGACTGCTAGCCGGAGCAATGCCGCTGGTACTTTGAATATATCCGTCGCTCAGTCCCTTGTTGGGTCGAGCAGTAGCAACTATTTGAGAACCTTTTATACTGATTGGTTCACTGCTACCTGTATCAATACTCATTAGCCAAGGAATAAGCATGGCTTGTCCGTTTTGTGGATTGAGTGTAAGCACTGTGGGTTTTACTAGTTTAAGATCATCTGCACTTGAGCTATCAAATCTACCAACTATTTCTTCGCCTGTGCTCAATTTAACTGTAACAGTGTCTCCTTTACTAAAGTTTGAAATCACTAACATCTACAACTTCTCCTATGAGTTCTTTTACTGTATTTGGATTCATACGAACAAGTGCTTGCCCGCCACCGGCTACCAGTAGTTTTCCGTTGTGATAAATCTGTGGCATAGTTCTATGCCCTTCATTTAGTAAAAACTCACGAGCTTCGGGATTGGTATCCACTCTAATTTCTTCGTATTCAATTTCGTTTTTTGTCAAGTAATGCTTTGCCATTTCACAATAAGGACACAATGGTTTGCTGTACAATGTGATCATAGTTTAATGCCCTGGAATGTACTACCATTTACATCCTGTTTTGTACCGCCAATAACATAGCTTGATATTTCTGTTTCTTGTGGAGCAACCTGTACTTCTGCACCAGCAATCCATTTTTGTGTCCAAGGCAAAGGATTGCTGCCGCCTTTGTATGGGCTAGGCAATCCAATAGCAGTCATACGTTTGTTGGCAGTCCACTCCACATATTCATTTAGCAGTTGTGTGTTAAGTCCAATCATGCTGCCATCTTTGAACAAATATTCTGCCCATGCTTTTTCTTGATCCACAGCATCAATGAACAATTGTATCATTTCGTCTTTGGTTTCTTCAGCAATTTTTGCAAAGTCCGGATCATCCTTAGGCATGAGTTTTAGCAGTGTTTGTGTGCTACCTAAGTGTACGTTTTCATCACGACAAATCAATTTGATAATCTTGGCATTGCCTTCCATCTTTTTAAGTTCAGCAAACGCCCAACTACAAGCAAATGAAACGTAAAAACGAACACCTTCTAAGATGTTTACACTTACCATAGCTTTGTAAATTAACTTTTTAAGTTCGTACAAATCAACTGTGATCTTTTTACCATTTACAGTGTGCGTACCTTCACCCAATAGATTATACCATTGACCCATTTCAATGAGATCGTCATAGTGTTTACTAATATCGCTTGCACAATCAACAATTTCTTGAATGTCCATCATTTCATCAAAAACAACACTAGGATTACTGTATACGTTGCGAATAATATGTGTGTAACTGCGACTGTGAATAGTTTCATTAAATGTCCAAGTTGTTACCCAGTTTTCTAATTCAGGTAAACTTACTAGTGGATTGAAACTGTCTGCAGGTGCACGACCTTGTACACTGTCCAGCAAGATTTGTCTTTTGAGATTGCTTGTGAAAATGTGCTTTTCGTGTTCAGTTAGCTTCTTAAAATCTGCTGCATCTTTTAATACATCTACTTCTTCTGGACGCCAAAAGAAACCCAACTGTTTGTCAGTTAGTTTGTCAAACTGTTTATACTTCAACGTATCGTAACGTTGAATATCTACACCACCGTTTGGATCTAAAAACATCAAACTTTCTAGGTGCTTGTTTCTTTGGTTTGCATTTAGTACACTCATCTTATTTCCTTATATTACACAGCTTTCGCAATCTTCTTCTTCAATTTGATAATCTTCATTGATTTCTATATTAGCAGGTTCGTTTAGTTTGTCAACATCAATCTCACCTTGTCCGTCGTATGTGTTAAAGTAATACAATTGCTTACCACCATACTTGTAAAAGATCATCAAGTGTTTTAGCATTTCGCTCATGCTGATCTTTTCATCCTCATAAAACGTAGGATTATAGCTTGTGTTCACACTAATGCCTTGGTCGATATATTTTTGTAGTATTGCCATAATACTCATATAACCTTCTGGGCTACGTTGATCCCATAGCAATTCGTACTTGTTTTTGAGATGATGAATGCCAGGCACAACTTGTTTAAGCACACCATGTTTACTTTGTTTAACACTTACTAAACTGCGTGGAGGTTCAATGCCATTTGTAGCATTTGAAATCTGTGCGCTTGTTTCTGCTGGCATTAATGCCATTAGTGTGCTGTTGCGAATACCTGTTTCACGCAGTTGTTGACGCAGTTCATTCCACGGCATACGCTCTTGATGAGGTACTAATTCATCTACATCTTGTTTGTATGTTTGATTGGGCGTAATACCGTCGCTGTATTTTGTTTGATCATTCCACAAACAAGCGCCTTGTTCTGCTGCCAGGTCTGCACTGGCTTTGATTAGATAGTAACTCCAAGCTTCTGCAAACTCGTCAATTTTTGCCAAATCAGGATTGCTGTATGTCATGTCATTTTTAGCCATCCAATATGCTAGATTAATAATGCCAACACCCAATGGACGTCTACCCATTGTAGCATTGTATGCTGCTTTGACTGGATAGTTTTGATAACTTAATAGTGCATCTAATCCTCTGATTGCAAGTGTACAAGGCTTTTCAAAATCCTGTGGTGTTTTGATATTGCCCCAATTGATAGCACTCAATGTACACAGTGCAATTTCGCCTTGTTCATCATTAAAATCATTGAGAGGTTTTGTAGGCAAATCGATTTCTGCACACAAGTTGCTTTGACGTATTGGCGCAATGTCTTGTTTAAACGAACTGTGGGTATTAGCATTATCTACATTTTGTAAATAAATGCGTCCTGTATTTTTGCGTTCTTCCATAAACTGACTGAATAGTTCGGTTGCACTAACTACTTTTTTACGCAGTTTTGTATTACGTTCTGCTGTTTCATATAGTTCTCTAAACCTGTCTTGATCTGCAAAGAATGCTTCGTACAAGCCTGGCACATCACTAGGTGAGAACAGTGTGATATTACCATTACTGATCAATCTTTCGTAGAACAGTTTGTTAAATTGAACACCATAGTCCATGTGTCTTACACGGTTGTCATCAGTGCCTTTGTTGTTTTTAAGTACAAGTAAGTCTTCAACTTCTAAATGCCAAATTGGATAATAAAGTGTTGCAGCACCATTGCGCACACCACCTTGGCTGCAACTGCGAGTAGCACTTTGGAACATTTTATAAAAAGGAATAACACCTGTGTGATAAGCATCGCCTTTACGAATTGGAGATCCTAGCGCACGTATGCTTCCTGCTCCAACACCAATACCTGCTTTTTGACTTACATATTTTACAATACTACTAGTAGTAGCATTAATGCTATCAAGACTATCACCAGTTTCAATAAGAACACAACTACTAAACTGACGCTGCGGAGTACGAACCCCGGCCATAACAGGAGTAGGCAAACTGATATAAAAATTGCTAGTTGCATCGTAATAATCTTTAACCCATTTAAGTCTTGTTTCTCGTGGATAATCTGCAAACAGTGTTGCAGCAATTAACATGTATGCTACCTGTGGTGTTTCTTTTATTTCATTTGTTACACGATTTTGTACCAAATATTTGCCACGGAATTGTTCCATTGCAGCATATGTAAAGTTTTCATCTCTGTCGTGTTTTAAATAATCGTTTAGCTCATTCCATTCTTGTTCATTGTAGGCTTCTAATAGTCCTTGATCATACCAACCATCTTCAACATTCTTTTGTACTATTTCAAATAAATGTGCTGGCTCAAAATCACCATACACTTGTTTGCGTAAATGATAGTTAATAAGACGACCTGCTACCCACTGATAGTTAGGAGTTTCTTCTGAGATTAAATCAGCTGCACTTTTAATAAGTGTTTCTTGAATTTCACTACTGGTAATTCCATTGTAAAATTGGATACTGCTTTTGATTTCGACTTCACTAGCACTAACGCCATTGATACCTTCTGTTGCATAAAAAACTACTTTGTGTAATTTGTCTAAGTCAATTGGTTCTCTTGTACCATTGCGTTTTGTTACGTGAATCTCAGTCATGCTAGTGTCCTCTCATTTATTATTTTTTTAATAATTGTGCTTAACCACACGGTCTATATCTACGTCATAGATAATTGTTTCAGACTCGGGTCTACTACTTATAACGCCGTGACGGTAATTAAGCAAGTATTTTTCATCAATTAGCACACATAATTTTTGTATGCTATCTTTTTTATTTTGTACAAAAACCATCCTATTAGGTATACGGTTGTTTGCATAATATATTGTATAACTCATACCTAAGGCTAAACTGTTTTCACAAAAATCTCCTTTGTGTAACATTTCCCAAGGTGTAGGCCATCTTTTATAATCTACTGGATCTATGCTTATTGCCATAATAGGTGAACTTTTCCACCAGTCAATGACAGTTTGACATACTTCCAAAGTATTTTCTATATCCAAGCTCTGCCTAAACTCCCGCCACATTTTTAAACGTGTACTGGGAGATTCAAACCAAGCTCTATGGTTTAATTGCTGTTCCAAGTTTGATACGTGTATTTGAATGTGCTAATAAGATTATCGTAGTCTGAATATTGTAGTTTCATAGTATTGGCAGTTGCAATGTCAACATTAAATTGTACATTGACTACACCGGTTTCTGTGTAGTTATCATCAATAGTAGTTGTGCTTGCACCGGTATCTGTAGCAAAACGTATCTGTCCTACTCTTACACCGTTTGTGCTTTTTAGTGTATAATCCATGATTATTACATTGTACTGTGTTGTGTCCACTTGAAATCCTGTATCACTGTTAGTAGCATTTGCTGCTAGTTGTATTTCTTGTACAGGCTGTTCTCCAAGATCAACTTCGCTGTTAAATCCAACTGTAATAGCACCTGTAGGAGCACTACTAAATGTTAGTGTTGTTCCAATCAGTGTATAGTCGCTTGCATTTACTGCAACACCGTCTACAAAAACTCTAAGCACGCCTGGCTCAGTTAATCCAATAGGAACTGTGAACTGTGTAAGCACACCGTTACCAGTACCAACACTGATTGTATCATTACCAATAAAAAGACGTCTTACGTCTTTAGCGAATCCAAATTCTCCTGGATCAAGTGTAGGAAGGTCTGAAAAATTACCCTGCCTTACTTTAATTTTACTAATTCTTGTATCTGCCATTTCGTGCTCCTGATACAGTATTTATGACAAGTTGTAGAACTCTGCGACTCTCTGAGCCCACTTTTCTGTCCACATTTCAAATTCTTCTGGGCCAACTTCAAACAGTTGCCATTCTAGATCTCTGCTACACATAAAGATAGCAGCACGTTCAATCTTTGTGTCAAACACTTCATTGTGTGCCATTCCATATGCTGCGGCTTGCATAAAGTAATCATCAATCCAATCACGCTTTTTAGGCTTGTTGGTTTGCTTGAAGTCCATAATATGCGGTTCACCTTTGTACACACCAACTAAATCAGTCGTACCTGCATACAATTGTGGATAGCAAAGATTAACTTCGCTACCCCACACTTCATCCAAGTCTCGTTCTATGTTTTGCTTTACTGTGTCTGCCATCATTTTGGCTTGCAGTATAGTCTCTCCTGTGTACTCTTCGTTCTTTACCCAGTGTTCTAATATGTTGTGCATTATTGTGCCAACATTTGCCGCTTCAGTAACTATTCTTTGAGCATTTGCTTCGCCCACCCGTTTTTTCCAATTGGCGAGTGCCTCACGTTTTTCACGAGGTTTCGTTTTATCCAATATTGTTGTAACACTAGGGACAGGATCGCCATACGGATTTTCGTATAGACGTTTTCCATTGACGCTCTTTCTTTTAAATTCTTTATAAGGATAGGGTGTAGTGATGTTTAACATACTGTTAATGTAACACTATACTAGGTCAATGTCAATAGCTAATGACCCATTTAAAAGTTTTTCTTGTACTACTGTTGATCAAACGGTCAATTGTATATCCTAAGTTTTGGAAATACAGTATCACTTGTTGCATTTGATCTGTTTTTGGTCTGTCTGCAATAGTACCTTGCCACACTTGATAGTAACTTACACTGTCTGGATTTGTTGCAGTGTGTGTGATATTGTCTGCTAACCCAAGACTAGCATTAGCTGTACCAGCACCAACCACAACATTCCATGTTGTATTGGCAGGTGCTGTGTATGTTAACACAAGATTGTTGCTGCTATTTTTGCTAGCAACCAAGTTTGCAGTATTTGAGTCGTTGATATCACTGATAATACTGTTTAAGTTAGTACCACTAGTGCCCAATGTAATTGTAGTACCGGCAATGATAAGTGTAGGTGTACCAACAATAGTTGGATTGGCTTGTGTACCGGTAATAGTAATTGTAGGAGTACTTTCTGTCATTGTAGTACCATCACTTACTGTGGTTTCGTACAAGCCGTTGCCTGCATCTTGGATGACCTGTCTCATAAGTGCATTGACCTCATCATATATTGTAAGGTCTGCTCTAGCCATTGATCTGGCTTCTGTTTTATTAATATAATATGTCACAGTTTGTCATCCTTTTGCATTTGTTTTTTAGCCATCTTAGCAACTGTGTTGTCTTCTGGATCAGCGTTAGAACGGGGAATTGCTGTATCCAGTGTGATGTCTTTTTTGTTGCTAGATCCTACACTTGTAATAGTTGGCAGTAAATCCAGTAAACTTTTAATATCAATACTATAGCCCATAGCATGAAGTTTAGCAAGAACCATGTTGGTAGGTATTTTGATTTTGCCATTGGCTTTTGCTCTAGTAATTATTTCTTCTAGAGCATTTAATACCTCATCTTGACTCTCACTTATAACTTCATTGATTAACATTTACTTTGAGCCCAACCTGCCAATTTTTCTCAGTTTTCCTGCTGGGTAAGCTGTGCCAGGCAGTGTTTTTAAATTTGCCAATCCTGCTGGTTTAGCTGTTCCAGGCAGTGTTTTTAAATTTGCCAATCCTGCTGGTTTAGCTGTTCCAGTTCCAACTCTTTTTACTGGATCTGCCATAATACCGCCAAATTCACCGCCTTTTACATCACCGCCATAATCTCTAGCTGCTATTTCACCGGTAGTCATTGCTCGCAGCGCCCCTAGTTTTGGTTTTGATTGATAAGGCATGCCTTTTGCATCTTTTCCAGTACCGTAATTTGGATTGGCTGCACGATTGTCACTGTCCATTTTTCTGTCACC